GGTGATGGTGGTGATGGTGGCGGCGGAGATGAATAAATAATACTGAATATCGTCGGCGCAAGGGCGAGAGCTGGCAAATATCAGCTCTTGCCCCATTTTCTTTTTTGTGCTAGTATTTAAATAAAGTTTTATCAAAATTATGGCAATTAAATTAGCTGTTGTAAAAACAGGAGAACAGATTGTTACCAAAGTTGAGGAAATGCTTCTTGAAGATAAAGTAGTTGGATACTTTTTCATTAAACCTTGTTTAGTAAAAACTACAGATCCAAAAGTTAATAAATCAACTGGTAGTGCATCACTTGATATTAAATTGAGTCCATGGATTCCATTGGGCAAAGGAATTAGATTTCCAGTTCCTCTTGACTGGATTGTTACGTTTATTGATCCAGTAGACGAACTACACAAAATGTATGTTGTAGATATTCTTAGAGAAACTGAAGAAACTCAAGAACAATCTATTGTTTTAACCGATTCATGTGAGGATTGCTGATATGTCAAAAAATTCAAAGGTAATTATTTTTACTTCTGGTGGAACTCTGATTTCTCAAATTGAAGAAGCAGAATCTGCTGATATTGGAGAACCTGATTGTAAATTAGTTCAACCATTTAATATTATTTCTGATGGTACGCTGCAACCATGGTTAGGAGAAATGACCATTCAGAATGAATTCATGATTCATTCTGATAAAATCTTGACTATTGCCGAACCCACTGCTAGAATCAAGGAACTGTATGATGACTTGACTAAGTAATGAGGTTTTATACCAACGTCCAAATGGTCGGGGATCAATTTCTCGTAAGAGGATATGAAGATGGAAAACACTTCATGACTCGTGAGAAATTTACTCCGACCCTTTTTGTTACTTCAAATAAAAAAACGAATTATAAAACTTTATCTGGGGAATATGTAGAATCTATTAAACCTGGATTTGTAAAAGAATGTAGAGAATTTATAAAAAAATATGAAGGTGTAGACGGATTTAAGGTTTACGGAAATGAAAGATATATTTACCAATACATATCGGACAAATACCCACAATCTGAAATAAAATTTGATATTAGTAAGATTAAACTATTTACAATTGACATTGAGGTTGCGTCTGAAAATGGATTTCCAGACGTAGAAAACGCAGCAGAAGAAGTTTTACTTATTACAATTCAAGATTATACAACAAAAGAAATTATTACTTGGGGTCAAGGACCATTTAAATTAAATAAAGGCAATCTTTACTATAAAAGATTTAATAATGAGTATGACCTTTTAAATGATTTTATTAATTGGTGGATGGAAAATACTCCAGAAGTTATTACTGGATGGAATAGTAAATTGTATGATATTCCATATATTGTCCGCCGATTAGATAGAGTTCTTGGTGAAAAGTTGATGAAGAGATTGTCTCCTTGGGGACTAGTAACAGAACAAGAGATTTTTGTTACTGGAAGAAAGCAAATATCTTATGACATTGGTGGAATTTCTCAATTAGATTATCTTGATTTGTATAAAAAATTCACATACACCAATCAAGAATCCTATCGTTTGGACCACATTGCAAATGTTGAACTTGGTCAGAAAAAACTGGACCACTCTGAGTTTGATACGTTCAAGGACTTTTATACTAAAGGTTGGCAGAAGTTTGTAGAATACAACATCATCGACGTAGAACTTGTTGACCGTTTGGAAGACAAGATGAAATTGATTGAACTTGCACTTACTATGGCATATGACGCCAAAGTAAACTATGAGGATGTATTCTATCAGGTTAGGATGTGGGATACGATTATCTTTAATTATTTGAAGGAGAGAAATATTGTTATTCCTCCAAAAGAACGTTCAGATAAGGATTCAAAGTATGCTGGCGCTTATGTAAAAGAACCAGTCCCTGGTAAGTATGATTGGGTTGTGTCTTTTGACCTTAACTCACTCTATCCTCATCTTATTATGCAATATAATATCTCACCAGAAACTCTTCTGGAAGAGAAGCATCCAAATGTAACTGTTGACAAGATTTTAAATCAAGAAATTACATTTGAATTGTATAAGGATAAAGCAGTTTGTGCTAACGGTGCAATGTTTCGCAAGGATGTTCGTGGATTCTTGCCAGAGTTGATGGAAAAGATTTATAAGGATCGTACCATCTATAAAAAGAAGATGCTTGAGGCAAAGCAGGAGTATGAAAAGAAAAAGACTAAAGAGTTGGAAAAGGAAATTGCAAGATGTAACAACATCCAAATGGCGAGGAAGATTCAACTTAACTCTGCTTATGGTGCTATCGGCAATCAGTATTTCCGTTATTACAAACTAGCAAATGCAGAGGCAATCACCTTGTCTGGTCAGGTATCTATCCGTTGGATTGAGAATAAGATGAATGCATATCTTAATAAACTTTTGAAAACCGATGATGTTGATTATGTTATTGCTGCAGATACTGACTCCATTTATCTTAATATGGGTCCTATGGTTGAAACTGTATACAAGGGAAGAGAGAAAACTACTGAAGGCGTTGTTACGTTCCTTGATAAGGTCTGTAAAGTGGAACTTGAAAAGTATATTGAAGGTTGCTACGAAGAACTGGCTCAGTATGTGAATGCTTATGACCAGAAGATGCAGATGAAGCGTGAGAACATTGCTGAGCGTGGAATCTGGACTGCGAAGAAGAGATACATTCTGAATGTCTGGGATAGTGAGGGTGTTCGTTATGAAGAACCTAAACTCAAGATGATGGGCATTGAGGCGGTTAAGTCTTCTACTCCTGCACCTTGTCGCAAGATGATTAAAGATGGTTTAAAACTTATGATGAGTGGAACTGAAGAGGATGTAATTAACTTCATTGATAAATGTAGATCTGAATTCAAATCTCTTCCACCAGAACAGATTGCATTCCCCCGTACTGCTTCCGATGTTCGCAAATACCAGTCCCCTTCAAGCATTTATGTAAAGGGAACTCCAATTCATATTCGAGGAGCACTTTTGTTTAACCATTATGTTAAACAAAAAAAATTGACTAAAAAATATTCTCTTATTGCAAACGGAGAAAAAATTAAATTTGTATATTTAAAAAAACCAAATACAATACAAGAAAATATTATCTCGTTTATTCAAGATTTTCCCAAGGAACTTGATCTTGACAAATACATTGATTATGACTTACAATTTGAAAAAAGTTTTGTAGATCCACTAAAATCTATTCTTGATTCAATTGGATGGAATGTGGAAAAAACTGTAAACCTTGAATTATTTTTTGCTTAATGGATTTGCCTATTAATGACAACGAACTGAATACTATTATTCGCGCCATGTCTCTGGGAGGAGATTCAGCACTTTCTCAAAAACTTAAATTAGTTAAAGAACTTAAAGAACAAGGTTTACCTTATAAAGAAATACTTCGTAAAGAATACGGGATGGTAGCGTGATGATTAAACTGAATTATTACATTAAAGAGTTTCCAAACACATCACTCTTTAAATTTTTTAAAACTGAAGAGGCAGTAGAGACGTTTAAATCTCAACATCCAGATTATGTTTTTATTGGAGATAAGTGATGGATTTTCTTAAAGATATTGTAAAAGAAATTGGTGATGACTTTACTAAGTTAGCATCAGATATTGATGAGACTGAGACTTATGTTGATACGGGTTCATACATTTTTAATGCACTGGTTTCAGGTAGCATATTTGGTGGTGTATCTGGGAATAAGATTACTGCTATTGCTGGAGAGTCTTCTACTGGAAAGACTTTTTTCTCTCTCGCCGTTGTTAAGAACTTTCTTGATACTAATCCCGATGGTTACTGCCTCTACTTTGATACTGAGGCTGCTATCACTAAATCTTTGATTGAATCTCGTGGAATTGATACTTCTCGTTTGGTGGTTGTTAATGTTGTTACTATTGAAGAGTTTCGCGGGAAGGCATTAAAGGCAGTTGATTTGTATCTTAAGAAACCTGTAGAGGAACGCAAACCTTGCATGTTTGTGCTAGACTCTTTAGGTATGCTTTCCACAGAGAAAGAAATCACTGATGCACTGAACGACAAACAAGTTCGTGACATGACCAAATCTCAATTGGTTAAAGGTGCATTCCGAATGCTCACACTCAAACTAGGTCAAGCAAATGTCCCGCTCATTGTCACAAATCATACATACGATGTCATCGGAGCTTATGTACCAACGAAAGAAATGGGTGGAGGTTCTGGTCTCAAGTACGCAGCAAGTACGATCATTTATCTCAGCAAAAAGAAAGAAAAGGATGGAACAGAAGTGGTCGGCAATATTATCAAGGCTAAGACTGCTAAATCGCGTTTGAGTAAGGAGAACAAAGATGTTGAAGTCCGTTTGTATTATGATGAGCGCGGTCTTGATCGTTACTATGGTCTTCTGGAACTTGGTGAGATTGGTGGACTCTGGAAGAATGTAGCAGGACGCTATGAAATCAATGGTAAAAAAATATATGGTAAGGAGATTCTAAAAAATCCTGATCAATATTTCACTGAAGAAGTAATGCAGCAACTTGATGCTGCCGCGAAAAAAGAATTCTCTTATGGAACGAATTGAGACAACCATTCTCAGAAATTTAGTATTTAATGAAGATTACTCTAGAAAAGTTATTCCATTTATTCAACCAACTTATTTTGATAAAGTAACTGAAAAAGTAATTTTTGAAGAAGTTGTTCAATTTATTGTTAAATATGGTTCAGCAATTACTTTAGAAGCACTTGGCATTGAGTTAGAAAATCGTACAGATCTTACTGAGTCTGAAGTTAAAGAAATTAGAGAAATTAGTAATTCTCTTGATGATTCTCCTGTAGACCAACAGTGGTTACTTGATACAACTGAAAAATGGTGCCGAGATCGTGCAATTTATCTTGCACTTATGGAATCTATTCACATTGCTGATGGTAATGATGAGAAAAAAACAAGAGATGCTATTCCAAATATTCTTTCAGATGCCCTAGCAGTATCTTTTGATAACAATATTGGTCATGATTACTTACAAAATTATGAAGAACGTTATGATTTTTACCACAGGAAGGAAGATAAGATTGAGTTTGACCTGGAGTATTTCAACAAAATTACAAAAGGTGGTCTCCCTAATAAGACTCTCAACATCGCTCTCGCTGGGACAGGCGTTGGGAAATCGCTATTCATGTGTCATGTGGCTAGTTCCGTCTTATTGCAAGGCAGGAACGTTCTCTATATCACACTTGAAATGGCGGAGGAACGAATTGCAGAGCGAATTGATGCAAACCTTCTCAATGTTCCAATCCAAGAATTAATTAATTTACCAAAACAAATTTTTGAAAATAAAATTAATACTCTTGTAAATAAAACAAAAGGACATCTTATAATTAAAGAGTATCCAACTGCATCAGCGCATAGTGGACACTTTAAAGCATTGCTTAATGAACTTACACTTAAGAAGTCATTTAAACCTGATATTATTTTTATCGATTACCTTAATATTTGTGCTTCCAGCAGGTATCGGGGAAACATGTCTGTTAATTCTTATTCGTATATCAAGGCAATTGCTGAGGAACTTAGGGGTCTTGCAGTCGAATTCAATGTGCCAATCATGTCTGCCACTCAAACTACTCGTTCAGGTTATGGCAACTCTGATGTTGAACTTACTGATACTTCTGAATCCTTTGGTCTTCCTGCTACTGCCGACCTTATGTTTGCTCTTATTAGCACAGAAGAGTTGGAGCAACTTGGACAGATTATGGTAAAGCAACTTAAGAATAGATATAATGATCCTACAGTATTTAAACGGTTTGTTCTGGGTATTGATAGAGCAAAAATGAGATTGTATGATTGTGAACAAAGTGCCCAAAATAATATTACCGATAGTGGGCAGGAAGAAGAATATGAATATGAAGAAAAAAAATCTTCTGCTAAAAAATTATTCTCCGATTTTAAATTTTAAATGTGATTTACGAAATAGAAAATTTTTTAGATGAGTCTATATGTGATGACTTAGTAAAATAC